TATGACGGAGAGTATTTAAGAGCTTCAGACTGGCGAGACATTCGACGCGTACGAGTCTTCCCTAAAGGTGCTGAAGGTGCAATTAATCGTGGTGAGTCTGACGAGTATGATGACGTAGAATTTTTCAAAGACTATTACATCACACGTGTAAACAACTACGCACCAGAAGTCATTGATCCTTTAATTGCTGTTCTCAAGCCTGAGTTCTACAGTGAGCTACCTGTTGCAGCTGGATCTAGTACTCCCTTTGATACAGGCACTTGGAATGGTGGTGTAGAGCCTCTCACTTGTGAGTGGCGATACAAAGCACAGAATTATCAGTCAGACGTTTGGTATTCAGTTGGTGACTGGAAAGCGCAGCCTAACGAAGCAATTCAAGAGACACTAACTTTACCAGACGATTCCGATGCTTGGTATATTCAGATTGAAAGTAGAGCAGTAGATGCTGAAGGCACGACTGTCTATAACAACAGCGAACCACGTAGGGCTCTTCATAGAGTCAAGAAAGAGCCAGGAACAGCAGTTGTATATTCGAGTAACAACACTTACGAAGAAAATTCTGAAGTAGTTTTTCAGACTGCTACTTTCTATGCTGGTGTCCCGCCAGTTCAATACAGGCATAGAATTCAACAGAGAAATACTCCTGAAGACAGTTGGACTAACGGAAGCTGGACCCAGTATGACAATACGGTGCAGACCCGTAGGGAAACAATTACATTTCCAGCAGGAGCTTTAATGCGAATTCAGTGTCAAGCGGTTGATTCAGCTAAGGGCGGCTCAACGAGCGCACAAGCAAATGGATACAGCAAGACAATCGTTGTCGCGTAAAACCTGTGGAAAACCATAAAAAAACCCTGCGTTAGCAGGGCTTAAAAAATTTTTTAGTGATTTTTTACTTCGTATAGGTCCTTCCTCGGTAGGTGAAGGTGCCATGGACTGGCTCACCACCATTAGAAGCGACAGTTTCAACACCACGATATGCGCGGTGACGCAGGTGCGCAAGTTCACGTGCTTGCTCATTAGCAGCACGACGGTTTGCTTTGTGGACTTTCATCAGACCACGAATTTGTACGGTAGACATTGGAAACCTCCTAGTGTTTAGAAAACTTCCCGTTCCTTCGGGCTCTGCCCTACTTGCGTCCTAAAAAGGATGAACGATATATATTTAATGTAGCAATTGCTACTGGTTCACGGCGAACTTATTCAAGAAACGTAAGTTCTAAGTACGCCTTATGTAATTCCGATTGTATTTTTTTGAGTTCTTCTTGCTCTGCTGCCTTACCACCAGGCCACTTCTCGATGTAGCGATCCACTGCCCTCACTAATATCTTGAGAGCAGATGCGTCAACTTGAAAGTTAAAGAGTAGATCGTCTTCCATAACTAGTGCGTGGCCGCCCAGTTATTACCGTGATCTGCCGAAGCAGCGATGGGAACACGGAAGTTGTAGTAGACACCAGCCTCTGGTGCTGCTGCTTCTAGTAGTTGCTTGACACGATCAACCTCGTCAGGCACGACTGATAGTTGAACTTCATCGTGCACGTATGCACAACGGGTGTAGTCAACGTCGTAGGTTAACCCTGCAGCATCAAGCAGTTGTTGTCCGACCACCACCCAGCGCTTTGAAATAATTGCACCGGCAGACTGGAGCAAGTAATTGAGGCTGGCATGCTCAGCGCGACAGAATATAGGACGCCCATCAAGGCCACGGAGACGAGAACTGCGGCGAACTTTAAGTTTGACTGCATCAATAAGTGGCTCCAATCCAGGAATGGCATCAAGGAACTTGCGACGTAGTTCACTACCAAGTGTTTTCTTCTGCGCATCTGACAACTCAGGATGCAAACTGTGACCTAACTTCTGATCACCTGCCCCATAGATGAAGGCGTAAGTAAGTGTCTTGACGTCACGTCGTGTGCAGCCAACACGGTCAGCGTTCTGCTGGTGGATGTCACCATTCAGTACAACCTCTGCGAAGGCACCGCCGTCGTAGCGTGCTAGGTAATGTCCTAGACAACGCAGCTCCAGACCTTCCAAGTCAGCACCGACCATGACGTGACCAGGGTGAGGAACAAACAGCTCCCGTGCCCACGGTGCACTTACAACCTGGCCCAAGTTGGGACCACGGTGTGCGTTACGCCCAGTCTGTGTAGCAAGTGTGCAGCTGTGATGGATGCAGCCGTCATCCTCAATGGTGTTAAGCCAAGAGTTCGTACCTTCAGACAGCTGCCCGAGCCACTTCTGTAAGGTGAGCAGCCTGATGAACATCTCACACTCTTCGTGGAGCCTGGGATCTTCACGCTGCAATGCAAGGTCACGCATCTCGCTAAGAGTTGCCTCATCAACCTTGGGCTTGCCAGTGTCAGTCACTTTGGTGAAGCGGGCATCACGGAAGTTCTGTAGTGCCCAAGCAATATGCTGACGTGATGTTGGATTGAACTCAATCAAGTGAGTCATTGGTGAGCCAGCTTCGTAGCCCTTAGACTTGTTCTTACGCTTAGGCGTAAAGACTTTGCCAGGTACATACAGATAGCGTGATTTGATCTTGGCAGTGATGTCTTCCATCTCCTGCTGTAGTTCTGCCTTGACACGCTCAGCAGCGTCCAAGTCAAAGCGAAAACCACTTGCCTCTTGTTGAGCCATGATTGTTGCCATGGTCATCTCAAGTGCTACGTAGTCAAGCATTGTCATCCTCCTCTAAGATAAAGTTGTAAGTAACAAACTCTTCGTTTTCTGAAACTCGAAACCAACGCACAGGACACTGGTCTAGCCATTCGTAAAATTCAGTTTCTTTTTCAGTTAGATAAGTCATCAAATTCCTCCTTAATGGTGTAACCAGGGTTTTCTCGTTTAATTTTCGAGATCATCCACGCATGAAATGATGGTGGATTCAGCTTTCTAAAGACAGTTACAGTCTTTTTCTTATGATTTATCTTGATCGCTCGTGCCTTCGTCATCTTTATTAAATCCAAACGTGAGTGCTTTTTCTTTGTCAGCTTTATCAGCACGGAACTTGTGACCAAGTTTGGCAACAGCTTCCATTACTTTCAGTGTGTCTTCAGTCGTAGAGCCTTTAGGCATACGGCTGTGTACCTCATTGAATAGAGGGAAGAACACATCAGATGCTTCTGTAACCTCAGTAAGAGTGAGGGGATCGTTTTTCTTAGGCATAGTCATTCATTCTCCGTTGAAGTAGTTCGTAAAGTCGTACAGTGACGAGCGTGTCTTGGATGCAGTAGTCGAGCATCTCTGGTGTGTATTCAGCCCAGCTGCCTTCGTGCTTGCCGAAGTCACCCTTGAAGCACTTAAGGCGATAACCCCATGCTTCTAGTGAATGGCGTCCATACAGGCGCTGTGGCATGCCTTGTGGGCGGATCTCGTAGTCACGGTCAATGATTTGTGGGTAATAGAGACGTGACAGAACCAAGGTGTCGATGACTTCACCTTGTGGATCAAAGTCAGGGTGCTGCTCTTTGATGAGTGGGATGTCGTACTGGATGATGTTGTGACCGATGAGAGCATCGGCGTTCTCCAGTTGCTTGACCCCTTGAATCACTGCTCGCTCTGGCTTGTAGTCAAAGACAATTGGTTCATCAACACTGGTCATGTCACGCATGACAATGCAGTGAATGGTTGAACCACGGCGCAGTAGCCCAGTAGATTCAAGGTCAAACAGAAGTTGTGTCGTCATTTATTTCGTCTGTAGATTGTGGATCAAATTCATCTGGTGCATACGGGTTCTCCGTATACAGCTCAGGGTCAGGCAATGGCTGATCCTGTTTGTTCACGCTGAAGCGTTCATCTTCAGTGTCGAAGAGGGGTTCAATAGCCATGCATAGTTCACGAGCAAGTCGTGCTGCACGTCTGAACTCATCTTTATAAAACGGTTCCCATTCATGTGCTTGTATAACAATCTTTCTAATGCCCATAAGGTAGCACTGAAAGATAGATGCAGAGAATGGATAACGTGTTGTGTAAACCACAGCTCCAGTTAATGGTGTGCCGTTTTTAGATGCACACGCAATGGCGTAGGTGAGAGCGTCAATCTCTACCTTCGATGCTGTATAAATGCTGCGCCCATCACCAACGATCTCTCGATCACGGACGATGATACAACCACCAGGAGCCTTGGGATGGGAGGACGCTTGTCCAACCACCTTGGCTATTTCCATAAAGTATTTCTCTTTATTTTTAATGTAAGTTGGGTCACCTTTAGGGCTTGGCATATCCACATATTTAGATCTACCTTCTTATATTAGGTAGTGAACAAGCTATATGCGACTACAACAATGAACGAAGATAAGAAATTTTCTGACTCAGATATGGATGCATGGCGCTTGTGGGAAGGAGCCGCAAGTGAAGCTGTGCCCTTTCATCTCAGCAGTGTGAATGATGACTGGATGGAAGATACTCTGTATGTCACTAGGCACGGAGATGACATGGTAAATAGCCCTGCGCACTACACGAAAGGTAAGTATGAGGCTATTGATGTGATCGAAGATGCGATCGAAGAAGCACCCTCATCGAAGGCTGGCTTTCTTCAAGCGCAAGTACTCAAGTATCTCCTGCGTTTGTGGCATAAGATTGATGCCAAAGAGGATGCAGAAAAGGCACGTTGGTATCTGAACCGTCTTATAGATTCGCTAGAATGACAAAGCCGCTGATAAGCGGCATGTTGTCAACAACGTTGGAAGTAAAGATAATTGCCGCGTAGGTCTAAGGTCTCGTGAGACTGGATGTGTGGTAATAGCTTCTCAATAGTGTGGTTAGTGTCGTGGATTGAGTGCTTGAAATAAACTGAGATACCTTTACTTAGTTCTGGTACTGTCGGTAGATACCAAGCGTGAACACAAATAGATTCCCAGGGTTCTAATCCTTGGGATACCCAACTGTTCAGTTCCTCTAGGCGCTGAGCAGTTTTTACTATGTGAGCTTCTGTTGCTTGATCAGCAGGGAGAGTAAGCACATTTTGATGGAGCAAGGCATGCTTCCACATCAAGGTACCGTCACGCTGAATGAGACGGCAGGGATGTACTGATATACCTGAAGGCAGTGTGATGAAAGATGCCTTGTCGATGTGCTTGCTCATACTTCACCTCGCTGATCGGTGTAGTACTCCAGATCTTTAGCCCAGCTGTCACCTGCATACTCATTAAAGATGACACGTCCTACGTCACGGAACTCGTTGTAGAACATCGTGACTTTGTCCACGTCATTTAAGCTCTGGTCCAGTGGAGGCCCGTAGATTATGAAGTTCCAGGTGCTTGGGCATACAGGTTCAAACCCATCTGGTGTAGCCCGCAGCTGCTTAACTCGCTTGAATGGGATACACATTGGGTAGTCCCAAACAACAGGAGCAGCACGAAGTAACTCACTAGCACTGGTGAAGTAAACAAACGAATTGATATATCCATTCCGGTACTCATTAATAGTCTTGTTCAACCAGATGCGTGAGTTACGAACAGCACCTTTAGGAGCAACCCAAACGTTGCCATGCCAATGCTCTTGCAGTGGGTTGGTTTCTATCGCAGGTACAGAAACAGCGTCCACCAATACTTGCTGGATAGGATCAGAGGTAGGATCAAAATCAATCCCACCCATAACATTTCGTGCACGTTCAATAATTTGCGGTGTTGGATAAAGCGGGAGTTTTAATCCTGCTGTCTTAAGTTTATCCTGTAAATTCTTCTGCGATCGTTCGGAAGCTTTCTTGGCTCCCACCTGCTTCGACAGCAAATGTTCTTGTTCCAGCATCACT